ATTTCCAACTGAAAGTGAGCTCCAAAATCACCTTTCCTTCTCGCATCCTCATATGCGACGAAGTAATGATCCGGAATAATAATATACCTGGAATCCATAGCTACACAGTTCATTTTAAAAACCTGTTCAGCTGTATGCAATCTAATAAATCTCATATTATTTGAAACAATAGTTTGTCTTTCATTCATCTGTTGTGTAGCCTTAAAAGCTCTATTAGTATAAGGTACTCTAGAGGGAGCTTGATTTTTCACTACTTTAGCATTATCATAATGAGGGCCTTCCGGTACACCCAGAGGATCAACAACTTTTTGAAATAACGCAGTAAACATTTTCTTAAGTAACCAAATAGCTACTACACCTAATGAGATTATCCCCATCCACTTCAAACAGAATTTAACTAGACCTTCCCATTTTGTTACGGGTAAACCATTATTAACTTGATCTTCTTTAACCAAACGCAAACGCGCAACCATTACTAAAAAGGCAGTAGCCGAAAATCCATTTTCACAATTTAAGGTTACACTAGGATCATCAACACAATTCACAAACTCATCATTAGTAACCTTATAATACTCATGCTTATCAAGATACTTTAACTCTCGTAAAAAAGATTGCGCATCAAAATAACTTAACTTGAGCAAGTCGCCATTACACTTTTCCAAAACCCTACAAACAAAATCTTTCCGATTCTGCACAGGATTCGATCGAGGAATAAATAATTCATCATCACTATCGTCATTAAACGCGTAATGTTTTCGCATATTGGCTCCAGCTGAATTTCTAAACATTTCTTCCTCAGCAGACAAATTATCAACAAACTTTAAATCTGTTTCATCATCATCCCCACTATCAGTAACTCTACCCTTAGGCTCGACAAATTCTACTCTCTTCAATAAAGTTTGTCTAGTAGGTTTTTGGTAAGGTTGTACATCCAATTGCAATTTCGAGAAATCTATATCATTAATTAAACTAGTAAAATCAGTCAAACCTTGTTTTCTCCTCCTATACGCATCTACTATGCGTTCAACCACAGCAACTACATGAACCACACTTCCCGATAGACTATTGGTAAAATCATACTCCTTAAAAGTCCACACACGATTCATCAATTCCAGGCGCTGTCTTGCATCAGCACCCGATGTTCTAAGTAATTCAATCATCTTAGCATGATCTAAAGTACCATCTCGCTTTTGATAATCAGAATTAACCGAACACTCCAAAGCTATTGGAAAACGCCTAACCAAAGCTTTAGGATCGCGTATAGTTAATAGCTGCGTAAAATTAGTCAAATTAGTAGTACAACACACAAAATCCGATACAAATAATATTCCTTTTTCCTCTAAGGCAGCCATATTCACTGGAGCATCTGAAGCCGAAATTAAATTATACATAGATCCAATATCCTCTTCGGTTCGCACTTGTCCAAAGTCATCTACATTAACCCAAACATGCTGTGCACCTAAATACCCATCCCAAAAATCAGCCTTAGGATCTGTAGGTTTAGCATAAGTTTTCTGCTTGGATTCATCCAAACTACTAGATAATCCAAGCACTGACATAACCGCGTGAGGTAAAAATTGAGTAAATAACAACGACTTACCACATCCAGCCGCTCCACGTATTATTATTCCAACCGGCTCAGAACGTCCTCCAGCCGCTTGCATCGTTTTTACGGCAGTCGCATGTATTTTCATAATATTTTCGGCACTACGCAACCAAACCATATTAAATCGAGGTATCGAAGATCCAAAAGTTCTAATTTCTGTTGCAAAATCAGTTAATCGCTGCAGTCTTTGAAAATTATTCTCTTTCATCAAGTCAGCATTCAAATGTTCTTTGAACAAATTTTCATTTATAAACAAATTATTCTTGATACACAAATCAACTTCTCGCTGCCACTGAATTAAATGCTCATGATTCTTTTCTTCCCAATTTTTAAAACAATCAGGCCCTTCAACAAAAAACTGTATAGCCGTATTAATCCCCGCATGCGCAGCAGTCCACAACGTTGGGACTGACTTCGTTACACTACTAATCTTACTAAGCATTGCACACGACTCCGCGAATTTCCAGGTTGCCATTTTTCTAACATCGGCAACATCACTACCCATAACGTTATACCCTAGAATTCCTAGAATACCCGCCACCATAGCTGACGCCACCAAGCCAGAAATTACCGGTAAATTTTCATCGAAAGGCCCTTCAATAACGGCCCTTATAGATTCCTTCTTTGTAAGCCCAAATAGTTCTTCTAGTTTGTTCACTAGTTGGGTTCCCTCTCTAAACGCCAAGATACACTTGGCCGTGAGAGAAGCAATCATTAAGGTCCTCATTGTAGTGCTTTCCGTATTAAAAAGCACATATAAATTTGCTACAAAATCTATTATCCAAATTAAAACAGGGATTATTTTATCTAAAACATGCGTTGTAATTGAATGTAACTTCTCCTTTATTTTCTCACACGCCGTCCTTTTAACAGACTCACTATATTTACTGGTAAACGCGTTAAGTATACCAGTGAATACGTATTTAAAAACCGACACTATATTATTGCCTACAGTGCCGGCTTGAGCGTAAAAATCCTGTACTAACTTATTCACACAATTTCTATCATCCTCAGTAGGCTCAGCATCAGCAAAACAATCCTCAAATTCATCATCAACCGTAGGCTCAATCAGAGGTGACGGCATCTCTTGTACTGCCTTAAAATCAATCTCTAAATCACTATCCACAAAATCTACCGTATCGTAACTATCCTCTTCTTTACTCACCCATTTCATATAATGACGAAATTGAGCTAAATTCCTACGCTCCGCTAAAGTTAACAAAGCATACTCGGTAACCTGAATTGGTTGACCTACAATAGAAACCGAAGCAACGCTAGACGACGATTGACCAGAATAAGACTGCATAGTAGCACTATGTTCAACAACGCCAGTACCTATCGCTGTAATTGTTACATCTGACAGCGCATTTACAGGGGTTGAATTAAAAGTTATGGGGCCAAAAACTATACTAGAGCCAGCTCCATTCCCTGCCACAGTTGTATAATACGAAATAGTATCTCCCGCATTACTTATAGTATATTCAATATCCACCAAATCAGTAGAAGACCCAGATGTTAAAGTAGCTGAAGCAGTAAAAGTGGTTACATTAACTTGGCCTACTGTAAAAATGCCCGGAAACGCTTGAGAAATAACTTGGGTGTTAGTTGTAACACCTGTAAATCCCCCAGCTGGCATCTCTAGAACACCTTTCTTATGATGATCTGTACACAATTCTGGAATTTTAAAAGCCTTCAGAACATTCTCTCTATTCAATTGGCGATGACAATGCACATATACAGAATCATAGTCTAAATAATAACTTTCACGCCCTGGGCCTGGATCTACCATGTATGGAATTGCTACACAATCAGGCCACTTACAGTCCATATCACTAGACACGCAAAACTCACATGTTGGCAATTCCCTCTTTCGTCTACCTGGCATAGGTCGCATTTGTAAAGATTCCGCAAGAGCATCTGCTATTTCATGATGACCTTTTGCATGCAACAAAGATTGCCCTATATCACTGATTGTCGCTTTATTCAAGCCAGTTTTCTCCACAACATGATCTATAACCCTATCTACTATAGGCCGGGGAATATTAGCG